TCCGTGTGAGGTAGTTCTAATGCTTGCATCTTGATAGACAGACCCTGTGTAAACACGAGTTTGCCACGCCGTAGTTGTTAAACTCTGTGTCCATTGCTGGCTAATATTATTATCTATTGAAAACACAGGAACGTGGTTCGCAGAATCAAAAGCATTAGTGACATTATGAGTTTGTATTCCTGTGCCAACGTCTGTCAGTGAAGCAATATTAAAACTGTCGTTTATTGTGGTTCCAGCATTGTTTGTATTGTTCCACGCCTTCGCCGCACTCTGTTTAGTCAACTCAACAGGTGATGTACCGTCCTTCGCAGCAATCGTGTCTACATTCAATACGCTGGTCATACGATGCTCCAATATCCATTAACAGTGACGGTGGCATTGTCCTGCGTAATCGGGCCAGCCGACACACCGTTCTCGTCGCTGTCAATCGTGATGTCTGCGCTGATGGTCTGACCGTTGAGGCGGATAATGCTGTCATTACCCTTGAACGGATAGCGGTTGTCACTCTCTGTTTTAGTGTATGTGTTGGCAACACCGAACACGTCATACACGACCATCTCTACTACGTCATTCAGTGAGGCAGCAGTGACCAGTACAACGCTAGTTCCTGTGGTAGCTGTGTAGTCCGTACCGGGCTTGAGAAGCACACCGTTCTGGTACACGTCCATGTACAGGCTATCTACATAGGTCAGTGTCTTTGCGTCACTGTCACTACCACTAAAGCTAGTTTGACCAGCAGTGGCTTGATACACAAAGCGGTTGCGAACACCCTTGTCTGGAGATTTACCTATGTATGCCATTATGCGAGGTCTCCGTGAACTGTAATATAAATAGCAGGACAATCAAAAAGAGAGCCTGACACATTTCCGGCCTGACCGTTAACTACTGACGATGTTTGACTGCCAAATTTTACAATAGAGTTTAAGTTTGTATCATTGCCGCTAGTAGGCTGAGATTTGACGCCAACGCTGTAATTAGCACTGCTCATATTATTAGTATAATTAATACCATTATCCCCAGAACCAGTGTCCGCAAGAGAAGAGGCATTAAAGCTGTCTTGCAAAGAAGAAAAATCAGAGTGCATCCAAGCCTTCGCCAGCCCCTGCTGCAAGGATGTCGTGGCACTGCCTTCACCAGTAACAGTGTTACCTGCACCAATACCTGCGCCTATTACTTGAGTCAGTGCCACAACTTATCTCCTTATGCGTAAGGGCTATCGCCAAGCACGTCAGTGTCCCACGCAGCTTTCAGTTCAGCAATCGTGGTTGCATTGGTGATTGCAGATGCAGCAGGTGCATCACGCAGGGCAGTCTTCTTAGCTACAGATGCAGTCTTGGCTGCACTGTCGTCAGCCTCAAGTGCCTTCATGTAAATGACATCTTCTGCCTCAAGCAGAGGACCACGTACTTCACGAACCTTGTCCTTGAAGATTTCTTTGGCCTTAGTCAAGTCCTCAGAGATGACGCTTCCGTTCAGAGACCATGCACCACGAAAGGCACGGTCAGATGGAACGGTAGCCGTGGAAGCGTCAATCTGGTTCCCGTCCTTGTCTACGATGTAGGTTGTTGGCATAATTTACTCCTTATGCTGCTAGGTCTAAGTCATCGGAGATGCGCCATGAATTGCGCCACTCACGAGTTGCTGGCAACTGCGACTTCTTGCAGATTACCATCTTCGGGCGGTTGCCCTCATCCCACGTCTGCCATACAGACTGTGGGCAATCTTTCATAATCAAATACTCAATGGCCTGTTCTTCTGTCATTGGGCCAATCGGTGGTGTCTCGTGCAGCAGGTAGCCGCGAGTGTGCCGCTTAAAGTCAGGCTGGGCTTCGTCCTTTGCCAGTTCCCAGTATACTTCGACAGGTGGCAGGATACCGCCCTGCAATGCACACGCCATCCAGTTAGGGTCCGGCACCATTATCTTGGCGCACTCGTCTACGTTGTCTTCAAACACAACCCGATAGTCTGACTGCACACCCTCAAGGTTCTCTTTGGCCCAGCAGAGCCTGTCCCATAGATGTGTGCCAGTAAATTCAGGTGTTGTAATCATTATGCTAAGTCTCCACAAACTTGGTTGTTAATATGTGGCCTGTCAGTCAATGCCGCTGCACCTGTTGCGGTAACGTGTTTGAAGGAACTAGTCGTATAATTTCTTGCGTGGTCAGTGCCACCTAAACTACCAGTCCCCGTTTCAACAGCACTTGCAGATGTTGACACTGAATAATCATTGTTTGCCATTGACGATACAAATGAGTGTGTCGTAACCCCCGGCTCATCATCTATGATGCTAGTAAAGTTATGGCTGTCACGGTAAGATGTTGTCGTACTACTTGTGTAATTAGACCACGCCTTCGCACTACCTTGCACAACGAAATCTGTACCCACCGAACCCGCAGTCGAGTGGGTCAGGGTGTCTGCTTTGATTATACCGAATGCCATTATGCGAGGTCTCCGTGAATAGCCATACAAAGATAATCAACATCTCTTAAAGTACCCAAAGACTGGTTATTACAAATAATTCTTATAGATGATTCCGTTGCACTAGTTCCAGATTTTAATGAAGGAGTGTCATCTGTGTCATTATCTGCTGCACCTCTATGACCAATGGTAAAAGAATAATCGGAGTTATCCATAGCAGAAGTAATAGCAAAAGTATAATCTCCACTCCCGTTATCAACGGAAAGAGTACAGTTAAAACTATCTCTGGCAGCAGCCGTGCCGGTGCCATTGAGGTTTATCCACGCCTTCGCCAGCCCCTGCTGCAACTGGAACGTCGCTGCGCCGCCCTCAGAGGTGACCGTCACATTACCCGCAGTAGTCTTGCCCGTGAGGTTGTCTACAAGAATGCTACTCATGCGAGGTCTCCGTGAACTGTAGCGTATGTATTGCCGATATCTCCCGCCGTACCAACATTGCTAGTTGTATATATTGAAAAAGAAGAAGCTGTTTTTGACCCGTTTTGAAAACACTTTGTCCCCCCTGTAAGACCCCCAAGAGTGCCTGTCGGGACTGAATAGTTAGCCTCAGACATAGCGTTTGTCATATTTGTGGTTGTCAACCCCACGCCGCCGTCACTTAGCGAGGCTACGTTGAAACTTGCAGAGCCGTTGACCGCTGTAGTTGTGTCAGATGTGTAATCAACAAAAGCCTTTGCCGCACTCTGTTTGGTCAGCGTAGCCGCACCGCCGCTGGTGTTCTGGATGGTATCTGCCTTCAAGGTACTCATAGCGTCACCAATGTCCCGCCGCTTTCAACGGTCAGGGTCACGCCACTGTCTACAGTGAACGGACCTGTCACGTTTGCGTTCTCAGTTGCAAGGATGGTTATGTCGGTAGTCAGGTTCTGTGCATTAGTGCGGAACAGTCCACCACCCTTGAAGTTACCTTTGTTTTCTGCAGGAATAGTCACTGACCCACGGGCGAGGTCAAGATAATTTACAAAGATATTATTTGTACCAGAAGAGGGGGCTGCAGTAAAGGTAAGAGTTGTGCCATCAGGAACAGTGTAAGAACCAGCAGCATCCTGTACCACACCATCAACAGACACAAGAATGCTCTGCTTGCTTGCTACAGTACGGTTAAGCGTAAATGTAGTTGTGCTACCATTACCACTAAACCGCTGCACAGCAGGTGTAGTTTCAAAGTGTGTGGCAGGTGCATTACCAATAAACGGCATCTGTCAATCCTTATGTAATGTCAAGATGGCTCAGTACAACATCTGCAGAGGATGCTGTGTCAGATGTGACTTTAACAATGTCACCCGGCTCCATAACAACCTTCTGGTCACCGCCAATCACTACGAGGGTACCACCTACAGGAATAGGGGCATCCTTTACGATGTACACACTGTCCTCAGAACCAGAGGTACGGCTAGAGGCATCAAGCTGTACACTTACAGTGATTTGGGATGTAACGATATTGGCAATTGAAAGACCAATAATAGTTGTTTCTGTAGAAGACGGACATGTATAGATACTAGCAGGACTAGTACCTACACCTGTATCTGTTTCTGATAAGAAAGCGTTTGCCATTTCTTACTCCTGAATTAAGTATAATTATACCATACTTTTAATGCTTTGTCAAGCGTTTTTTAGCCTAGTGCAATAGCAAATGCCAGTGCAGCAGGGTCTGTTTCAGTTACTGTGTACGTAACTCGTTTGTTTGCGACATCAAATGCTACACTGGCAGAGCCACCTGCAGCAAATTGAATGCCGTCACTGTTAGATGCAGTAAACTGTGTGGTACCACTAGAGTTTTCCACC